GACTTTGCTTTAACAGAATCTAAAAAATCCGATGGTGGTTGGAGAAACTTTCCTGTTGAATTGGGCAGAGCAATACTAAGAAAGGCACAAGAGAAATGATTATTATTCATAACAAAGACGGCAGCCGTACTGTAATGACCTATAAAGAAGCCGTTGCTAAAGGTTATATCAAGCAACCAAAAGTAATTTGGTCGGCTGGCATGATTAAACAAAAGGCACAAGAGAAATGATTAGCAAGGCAAGTGTAGTGCTAGGGGGTGGGACAACTCGCCCGATTGCTAACGGTATTGGTTGGCTACCGTCTACACAGTCAACCCCTAATTTAAGAAAGGCACAAGAGAAATGCACCAAATAACTTGTAAAAATTGCAATAAAAACTTTGATGGAATCATGGGTGCTTGTGGCGGAAGTAATACTTTCACAATATATAGATGCACTCATTGTCAGCACGAGAAAATTGTTAAGCGTGAACCTATTGATTGGTCAAAAGCATTGGTTGAAAAGGCACAAGAGAAATGACAGCCAATGAACTCGCAGAACAACTGGAAGCGTTTGGTGCTAGCGTGCTTGCTGGAGAAAGCCCTTTTGCTAAGCATGCAGAGAAATTGCGCCAACAAGAAGCAGAAATCAACAGACTAGAAAAGGATTTATACATGTTGACTCGACATTACAACCAGCTGGAGGATGATAAATGAGAGCGTTACTTCTTTTATTGGTGGCTGGAGTGTGCAATGCACAAACTACTATCTACTCCAATCAATATGGCAAACCTGTAGCTCAGGCTCAAACGACAGGGAATTCGACCATTTACAGTAATCAGTATGGTCAGCCGATTGGATATGCGATGACTACCCCACCGACAGCTCCTGTACCACCCGTTCCACCCCCACCACCCCCACAAGCACAACAACTTGTACCCGTATATTTTCCACTTTTAATGGAGATTTCAGAGTGAATATACCCTATAACAATGGTAAAATAGAGATTGGCAAGTATTACCAAAAGCCAGCTTATGTGGAGCACGACCATGACATGTTGCATCTTCAGAACTACTTAATCATGTCACCGAGAAGGCTCAATTTGAAGTATTGGTTCTGGAAGCTTTATGGTTTTTCTGTTCTTTTGGGGGCGGTAGTTTTCTTGCTGGCATCAAAATGACACAAATACATAAAGAAAACTGGGAAAAGGCTTTTGACGATTGGGAGCAGTTGCTTAGTAGAGCAGATGCAGAAGAGCTCAAAAACGACCCTAAAGCAGTTTGGGACGAAGCATGGAGACAAGCTACCTTTATTCTCTGGTCAATCGTGGAAGCCAATTTAAAAGCTCCTGACCGCATCAAAATGCACGAGATTATGAAAGCGAAGATGCTCTCATGATATTCAAACCAAGGCGGGATAGAAATAAGCTGGCGGTCAAAAGAAGACAGTCTCGTTACCAGCAAGGGAGATTCTCTCTGTATCAAGAGTTCAAGATACGAATGAAATGGGGTAGACCCTCTAAACTAAGACGCTGGTGGCAAGATACGCTATAATTCCTGTAGAATAAGCTCGTGGTTCCGTACCCTGTCGGAGTGGTTGAGTGAATATACAGGGACTAAAACTTTGAAAGAAAGTTATGGCATCTAAAAAAACAGGAAACCCAGTGGGAGCTCCAAGCAAATACAAACCCGAATACTGTGACATTGTCATCAAACATGGTAAAGAGGGTAAATCATTAGAGCAAATTGCGTTGCAACTCGATGTTTCTTATAGAACTTTATGCAATTGGCGTGAAGAGTTTCCTGAATTTTTTCATGCCTTAGAGACAGCTCACCGTTATTCGCAAGCATGGTGGGAAGATACCGCTCAAAACCACATCGTTGAGTCTAAGGATGACAAGAAGATTAATGCTGGATTGTGGGCAAAAGTAATGGCAGCACGCTTTCCAGAGACCTATTCTGAGCGTAACAAGGTTGAGTTAACTGGTAAGGATGGTAAAGCAATGGAGATTGACCATTTCAACAGCGCTTTAGAAGGTTTGTTAGATATCGTAGAGAAGAAGCTTGGCTAAGGTTAGTCGAGCTGAAATCGACAGAATCATCGAGACAGCTAAGAAGTCTGACCCTATCAAGGGTGCTGTTGTAATGAAAAAGCTTGGCTGGTTACTGACTCAGCATGAGTATCAAAAGCTTCCAGAAGATGATTGGTGGAGTATTTGGCTGTTTTTAGCAGGTCGTGGAGCAGGTAAGACTAGAACCGCTGCGGAGGCAACATGGCAATTCGCTTGGGATAACCCTAAATCACGCTGTCTGGTATCCGCTCCTACCTATGGAGATGTGAAGGATGTGTGCTTTATGGGGGAGTCTGGGCTCCTCAATGTCATGCCCAGAGCAATTATTGAGAACCACCGCATCTCAGACAACGAGATAGTGCTCATTAATGGGTCGATTATTAAGGGAATACCTGCTTCTGAACCAGACCGATTTCGGGGTCCACAGTTCCATTTTGGCTGGCTGGATGAATTAGCGGCGTGGGAATACCTTGATGAAGCGTGGAATATGATTCAGTTCGGCTTGCGTCTGGGTGAGCGTCCTATCCTCATATGCACTACAACTCCTAAACCGAAGCCACTTATCATGGACTTGGTTAACAGAGATGGGGAAGATGTCTATGTCACAAAAGCGTCAACCTATGACAATCTGGACAACTTGGCACCCGTCTTTGCTAAGCAGATTACCCAATACGAAGGAACCAGCATTGGAAGGCAAGAGCTTTACGCTGAGATTATTGACCCAGAAGAGTCTGGAATCATCCAAAGAAGCATGTTTAGGCTGTGGGATGCAGACAAACCCTTACCCCAGTTCACCTTTGTACTTCAGTCCTACGACTGTGCAACATCCGATAAGACTGTGAATGACCCAACTGCATGCGTGGTTCTGGGTGTGTTCAAACCGTCTCCAGACAAACCTATGAGCGTCATGCTGATTGATTGCTGGACAGAGCATATGAAGTATCCAGATTTACGCCCTAGAGTCATAGAGGAGTCTACATCCATCTATGGAGATGAGAACGAATGGGGACATGGGAAGAAGGTTGACCAAATCCTCATTGAAGATAAGTCAGCTGGTATTAGTCTTATACAAGACTTGCAACGGGCTGGATTGAATGTCAGAGCCTATAACCCTGGCAAGACTGACAAAGTAGGACGGTTAAACATCGTCTCGCCTATCATTGCCAAGGGATTGGTTTACTTACCTGAAAGCGAGACACATAAGAATCAGGTCAAAAGCTGGGTAGAACCATTCCTGAATCAAGTCTGTGCATTCCCAGAGGTTCGTCATGATGATTATGTTGATGCTTTAACACAGGGGTTGCGTTTACTTCGAGATATGGGTTTAATTACAGTAGATTACCTGTATAATGACCAAGACATCTACATTGATGATACTCAACCCAAGCGAGTGAATCCATATGCCATATGACGCATTAGGCAACTTCATACCTGATGATACGCCTAGCCCAGACGAAATGCGTTATGCGTTGGCACAACAAAATCCCCCTTCCCAGACTCCATCGGCTTTGGATAGGTTCAATACCTTAGGTAAAGCTGTTATTCAGAATATGCCAGGGTCTGCTCTCGTACAAGGTGTTATTCCCTATTTAGAAGCACCATTCCAAACAGCAGGTGCTAACCTATACGGTATTGGCAAGTCTATTCTGAACGGTCAGTTTGGTGATAACACAGACTATGCCCAGCAAGAAGCTGGAAAAGCGATGCAAGCTACCCAGTATGTCCCACCAACCAAGGCAGGACAAGATGTAGCCAATGCAATAGCTCAAGCTCAAGAAGTCTTGCTAGGCTCATCCATGACACCTCCATTACCTGAGATTGCCAACCTAGGGCGTGGTCTGTCCCCTGATGACATCAGAGTGTTGGCTAAGCAAAATATAGAACGGGCTAGAGAATTCAAGAATATTCCAGAAGACTTTGCCAATGCTCAAGCTGGTTTAAAGCGTGAAAGCGCTTTAGGTGGCAATACCTATGGTACTAACCTTCAGGCGGTGGCTGAAGACATCGGTGATGTGATGGCTAGACGGCAAGCAAGGGGAGAGAGCCCTATTGCTGGTATCCCCAAAGGCTTTGTCGAAGTGATGGACCCGAACCTATACGCTGTTCGTAATGTCAATGAAGGTCAATTTTTACGCCCCAAACCCACCGAAACAGGGGCTGATATAAGCAATCTGGATTACGGTAAGTTAGACATCAAACTTCAGGATGAAGAACCAATACAAGGTTCTAAACCAAATTACATTACAGATGCTTGGATGCATCGCTATTTCAATGACAATACGCCTAGAGCTTCTGAATTAAAAGATGCTTGGAGGCGTTTTATGCAAGACAAAGCTCATGAGCTTTATCCAAACCTACAGGGTAATGAAGCATTAAGAGCTTTAGATGCAGGTTATAGCAGAGAACATAAAAACGATGTGCTCCTCAAGTGGTTACATCAATTCTCCGAACAGGTCAAGGAAGAGGGAGCGGATGTTCCTACCGTTAGTGAGTTCATTGAGAGAGCAAACGCTGCCAATCAAATCACCCGTAAGATATTACCCAACTACTTCCAAAAGTATGCTGGTACACCCAAAGACCCATTCCTTGAGTCTGCAAGACAAGGTATTACCTATGTTCCTGCTAGTGAACTTGAGGGTTCTGATATACCTACCTCTGGCGTAGAGTCTTATCGCAGAGAAGCAGGCTTTTCACCAGAAGGTGAGATTGTTGACAAAGAGATGGCTCCTGCTCTAACCAAGCGTGACCAACTCCAGAATGACATTGAAGAGCTCCAAGCAAAGTCTATGGAGCTAGCCAACGCCAACCAACAGATGATTCCTGACCCACAGGGACGGTTGGATGAGAATGGCAACATTGGGATGATTACCAACCCAGAATATGGTCAGATTGGTAACCAAATCAAAGCCAAGCAAAAGATGCTAGAAGAAGCTGAGGACAATATCCGTAAGCTTAAGATTGCTAGTGCCTATGAGAATAAGAGCGATGCCATGATACGCAAAGCTCTTGCTCGAAGCTATAGACGCAACATCGAACCTCAACATCAACAGTTCTACCCTGAGCTTTTTAATACTAGAGATGTAGCAGGACACGAGTCTCCTGAATATACAATCCCAGAAGAAGCCCCAATGCTGGATATAAACCCAGCTCCTATGATGGATTTGGGATTCACCCAGATTGCTCGTGATTTGATTGGTGAAATCTTGGATGGCAAGATTCCTGTAGAGCAAATCCCTAACTTTGCCCAGCCCAATGTCATGCAAAAGTGGCTAGCTAAGAAAGTAGAGCCACGAATTAAAGAAGAAACAGCTGAGCGTAACGCCAAGAAAAATTACAAAGAAAATGTGCTTAAACATTACAAAGGCATTATTGACCAAGTACCAGACTCTTCCATCGTTGGTGGAAACGCTAAAGTCTTCTATATCGATGAGTCTATGCCTGTTGATGAAATCATCCAGCACTTGTCGGATGAAACCTTTATTCTTGACCACTGTATCGGTCAAGGCGGTAGAGGTGGTGGTGAAAAGCATTTATTTACAGGCGAACCACGCCAATACATCCCAATGCGTGACCCCGTCACAGGTAATGCCTATAGAGGGTCAGCAGGGACAACATCCTATGTTGACCAAGTAGAAAGTGGCGAAAAAGAAATTGCTTCTATTCGTGACAAAGACACAGGTTTACCAGTAGGAACAATCGAACTTGGAGTTTCCTATACTGATAGTGAGCCAGAGTACAGCATTGGCTATGTGTCTGGTTACAAAAACCACAGCAATCCACACGATGGAATTGACCCTGCTTACAGGGATGCTCTAAGGGATACCTTAAATAACATTAAAGACTATGTAATCAGCTCAGATGGTAATGAAGCCCGTTCTGGCGTATTCGATATGCGGGATGGAGACCAAACTGAAAGATTGCGTAGAGAATTAAAGATAAAAGAAAATGAATGGCGACCCATCGAGCGTTCTATCAAAGACACTTTGGATGGTGACAGATATATTACTATTGAGCAGGCTAAAGATGCGGTTGATGAATACAAGCGCCAAAACCCACCTGTTCCAGCTACAAGAACTGGTTCCACACCATCAGGTAATGATGTTGCAGAATACAACCTAGTAACCCAAGGGTTGAGCCGAGACAACTTACAACCTGAGCGTCAACTCAATGCTGGACAGCTTGTGGAAGACCAATCACGGTTTGTTCCTATTACCCGTGGTAATGACAATTTAAGCACTCGTGTAAGAAATACCTATCAAAGTATCCTTAACCGAATTGAGCATAATGGTCATACTCGCCCTGCTTCTGACTACAATGTTTATAGGGACTTACAACAGTATGTTGACCAAATAGAGCAAGGAGACATCCGTTTTGCCGATTTAGGTTTAACAGGTCCTGCACAGTTAGCAGAACTCAAAGATGTACTACAACGCCATGCAGATGCGGTAGGACAGTTAGCTCATTATGCCGATGTATTGCAACGAAATGGATACCGTACTCCATTGGCATCACACCAAACTAATAGCAATTCGTGGGAAACCTACCACGAATATTTGGATGAAATCGGTTTAGATAACCCTTCAGACATTAGAACCCGCATCAGAGATACTATTGAACATGCTTCACCTCAAGACTTGATGGCTAATATGCCTCGTTTAGAAGATGAAATGGATGTTGCAGAATTTAAACATTTGTTGGAAATACACAACAGAGCTATCCATCAAGCGGTTAAATTCCCAGCTCCTATAGCTACAGAACCACAGGTTGGCATTCCAGTACAGCAATGGGCAGACTTAATAGACAATCAATTAAGTGGTATTGCTAGAGCCTATGGAGAAGATACAAGAAATGAAGTAAGCATGATTTTGGCTAATGCATTTAGTGCTCAGATGGATACACCTGTTTATGAAAGACCTACACAAGTATCCAACTTCTTGCTTGATGTATCTCAAAATAATCCTAATCTCAATGTAAGGGTTTCATTAAGAAATTTAGCAGGTGCTATCGACTATGCTAATGCTGAGATACAAAATGCCAGAAATGCGCCAGATAATGCTCCAGCCAATGTCCCAGCTAATACCGAAGCCTTACCTTCTTTGCAACAATATGGAAGAGCTGTTCAAGATGTTATGGACAGAATGCCAACTGCTTTTTGGGCTGAAATACATCCAACGCTTGAAAGAATTCATAACGAAATTAGAAATGAGGGTTCTCTTCCCCATCAAAATCCAGCTAGGGTTGTTCAGGGATTAACCGAAGAAGCTAATTGGCAAGAGCGTGAGGGTTCAAGAGCTACAGCTAATGGTTTGCGTGAATTAGCAATAGGTATCAATAATATAGTTCCAAGACCAGCGGAAAACCGAATGATAGCTGGCGGGGCTGATACAGCTCCAGCAGAAGATAGAGTTGTTGCTCGATTAGCGCAAATTGGTGAAGTTGACCCTACGCTTAGAGATTCCTTGATGCGTATGTTAAATGCCCATAATTTTGCACATGAAATTACGGTCAGTCCAATTCGGTTAGCACGCCAACTTAGAGCTGAAGCAAACGAAGCTATGGAAGGTGGTGAAGGTGAATTTGGTACAGCGTTGATGAACATTGCCAATGACATTGAAAGTGCTAATCCAAGGGTACAAGCTCACGAACAAATGCCAGCAGATGTACCCAATGTGACTACTCCAGAACCGAGACGCACACCCAGAGATATTGCCGAAACCGTCCGTGGTGGTATACATCAGTCTTTAACCCAAAGACAAGAACAAATCAATGAGCTGACCAACGCTATTAATAACGAAATCAGAAGTATTCCAATGGGAGAGGCTGGTTTGCGTCAAGCTCGCATGTTCTACGAAGACCCTAATAACTTGCCAGAAGCTATTACCAACCATACTCATCAGTTTGAAGATGCCGAGCGGATTGCTAATTACTTACTCCAACATGTCAATCACAGGTTAGATAATGAAACAAGGGGTAACAGCGACCCACAGTTAGCCTATGAGTCAGTAAGCCAATATATTCGTGATATGTACATTGACAGCTTTGTCAGGCGTGTTAATGAGGGTGACCAAAATGCTATAAATGATTTAGCGGAAGAATTCCAAAATCACCCAACTCATTATGGTTTGCAAAACTTTTCAAACAATGAAAGACGGGCAATATTAGACCGTATCCAAGCAGAAGGTTTGCATGAGCCTCAAGACAACCACGCACCTCAATTGGCTTATGAAAATGCCAGTGAAGCGGTGCGTCGTTTGCATACACACATGCTAGCTGATATACAGAACAATGGGTTAACACGCTCCAATCTGGCAGATGTAATAGAGGCTGGCCCAATTCGGTATGGGTTAGGGAACTTTTCTCCTGAGGTGCAAAGGCAAGTTGCTCAAAGAATTCGTAACGAAGGTGTTGCTCCTGAACCACAATTGGAAAGACCAAACACTGATATTCGTGATGCTATTCAAAGACGGATAGCTTCTGTAAATCAGAATGAATTAAGTATTTCCGAAGCATTTAATAATATTGTGGAAGCAGCTAGTAATGAATTTGACCCATCCACCAACCCTAATAGCTTTATTAGTTCGTTGTTGCGAAGAATCAATGGCGTTGAGGGTGGTCACTATTACGGTGAAAATGCAACTCGTGCAATAGTCAGACAGCTTCGATTGCTGGTTGATGATGTACAAACAGCCCAAATCCCCCGCAGAGAAGGTCATAAGCGTGGTGGAGTTATTCGTAAGCGTGTTCGTATGGCTGAAGGCGGTGAGCCACCAATTGACCCAAGAGCAGGGTTCAGAGATTTAATTAATAAAATCAACACAGAAAAAGAAAGTGACCCAAATCGTGTAAGAACTTATACAGAGCGATTACAAGATATGGGTAGATTACCTGCACCAGAAGTTCCAAAAGTAGGTACAGCTCCACGCCCATCTGGTGGGGGAGCAGGATTTGCACCAAATACTATGAATCCATTTAACCCTGATAGCCCTTTAAATCGCAAAAAGGGTGGACGGGTTCATATGCAAGATGGTGGTACACCGTTTCCAGAAGATATTCAGCGAGCATTAGACGAAGGGCGAATCACACCAAACCAAGCGGACTATATTCATAACGCTAGGTTAAATCCCGTTCCAGAACATTGGGGTGACCATATGTCATACCAAGATAGGTACAACGATTCTTTAGAACCAAGACCTNAATATGTTCCACCTACTGAAGAAGAAGTGCAAATCAAGTCTTTTTTAAATAAACAAGACCCAATGCAACAACCTAATGTAGACATGAATCGTGAGCAACTTAGAAAACACGCTTTACAAACACAAAATCCTTCTGTGTTTAGAGCGAACCCAGCTAGAGGTGGCGTAAGCACTGGTAGTGGACAAGCAGTTGGAGGCGGCGGTATGGGCGGTGACCCTACACACTACTTTGGAACGCTTTATGGTATGCCATTGTATCAGTCAGGAGGTCAAGTACGCTATCAGAACCCTGAAGACAAAGGTGGATTTTTTGATTACAGCCCCAGTTATTACCAAGAAGTAGCCAATAAAATTAACCCTGAAGGTCAATCTGGTGGATACAACGATGCTACAAGACACATTTTGGCTTCAGCTGATATGACACGACGCTTTGGAGAAATACCTGCATCTGTTCTTGGATACGGTCATGAAGCATTAAACTACTTAGAAGGTAAATTTAATAATCGTCCTCAAACAGTTGAGGACATGCAACAAGACTTGCATAACAATGCAGTGGGTAGACAAATTGGTAAAAATGCTTCAAGCTTTCAGGATATTGTGAATCAAGTACCACAGGCTATAGATGTGCGCCCTTATCAAATGGAAAACAATAAAGCTTTGGTTAGAAACCCAAATGAAGTTAAAACACCATATAAACCATTTGGAGTATTCCATGATGGCGGTGATGTTAGTATCGATGCAATGCGCTATGCATTAATGAAAGGTTAGTTATGGCTGAGATGCCTATTCCACAAGATTACAATCGTTTTATTGACCCAATCGATGAAAATTCAGAAGAAGCTGAAGGTTCTATTGTCGAAATTCTTGATGACATTACGGGTGACAATGTAGAAGAATTACCAGACGGTTCAGCTATTGTTCACTTAGCTGACCTTAAAAGCCCCACAGAAACTCCAGATTTCTATGAGAATTTGGCTGAAAGCTATGACCAGTGGGAACTGGACAGAATAACCATGAAATACCTTGACCTAATCGAAAAGGACAAGGAAGCTAGAGAAGATAGAGACAAAAAGTATGAAGAAGGTATTAGACGCACAGGACTTGGCGATGATGCACCAGGCGGAGCCCAGTTTATGGGAGCATCCAAAGTCGTCCACCCCGTTATGGCAGAGTCATGTGTTGACTTCGCTGCTCGTGCAATCAAAGAATTATTTCCACCTGATGGACCCGTTAGAACCAAAATTATTGGTGAAGTAACAGAAGAGAAACAAGCTAAAGCTGACCGTAAGCGGGACTACCTGAATTGGCAACTGACTGAGCAAATCGAAGAATTCCGTGATGAACAAGAGCAAATGCTCACCCAATTACCCCTTGGAGGTTCTCAATATCTTAAGGTTTGGTATGACGAGAAGATGCGTAGACCTCGTGTGGAGTTTGTTCCTATCGATAATATCTATTTGCCCTACGCCGCTGCTAATTTCTACACCGCTATGCGTGTTACAGAGGTTCAAGACATTACTCAAGAAGAGTATGACTTGCGTGTTTCCCAAGGTTTATACCGTGATTTAGATGTTTATCGGGTTCCAGAAGAACCTGAAATGACCAAATCTCAAAAAGCAACCAATAAGATTGAGGGTAAAAAGCAAGAATCCTCAAATGTAGACGGAGTTCGCTCGGTTTATCACATCCAAACATGGTTGGAGCTAGAAGATGATAGCTTTACCAAGGGTGAAAGAGCTCCTTACATCCTCATGGTTGATGAAAATGAAAACGCACCTGTAGGTTTGTACAGAAATTGGGAGAATGGGGATGATACCTTTACAAAGCTCGACCATATCATTGAGTTTAAATTCATACCTTGGCGTGGTGCTTACGCTATTGGGCTTCCTCACCTTATCGGTGGTCTTAGCGCTGCTCTTACTGGCGCTTTGCGTGCTCTCATGGATAGCGCACATATCAATAACGCACCTACGATGCTTAAGCTCAAGGGTGCAAAGATTTCTGGTCAATCACAAGTCATCGAGGTTACGCAAATTGCAGAGATTGAAGGTGCGCCTGGTGTCGATGATGTTCGCAAAATTGCTATGCCAGTACCATTCAACCCACCTTCGCAAGTTTTGTTTGAGTTGTTGGGATGGCTTACAAACGCTGCTAAAGGAGTTGTCACCACCGCAGAAGAAAAAATAGCAGAAATTACCTCTAACGCTCCTGTTGGTACAACTCAAGCAATGATTGAGCAGGGCGCGGCGGTATTTTCTTCTATTCACGCTCGTTTGCATGATTCTCAGAAGCGTGTATTTAAGATTTTGGCTCGTTTAAACCGTTGGTATGTTGATGAACAACAGCGTGGTGAGGTTGTAGCCGACTTAGCTATCTCCAAAGAAGACTTTGAGACCAATGCAGACATTGTTCCAGTATCTGACCCTCATATTTTTGCTGAATCCCAGCGTTATGCTCAAATTCAAGCTTTAGCAAGCCGTGCTCAGCTCAATCCTGACCTATATAACCGCTTAGCGGTTGAGAAACGCATTCTTAAACAGATTAAATTGCCTGACATCAATGAAGTATTGCCTGACCCAGCTGATGTCAAGGAGATGAATCCTGCTTTAGAGAATGTGTCTATGACCTTAGGAAAGCCTGTAGGAGCGTTCCCAAGCCAAGACCATATAGCTCATCTCCTGAGCCACATCAGCTACGCTCAAGACCCTGTATTCGGCTCAAATCCCATTGTTGCCCCAACCTTTGCTCCAGCTTGTATCGAGCATCTCAAGCAACATTTGACTTTATGGTATCTCCAGACTGTGGACGGTTACGCTAGCCAAGCTTTAGGTCACAATTTTGACATCATGAAGATACAACCTATCATGGCTGAAGCTCAGAAGATGATTTCTGTTGCAACGCAACATGCTCATATGGATGCTAAAGAGAATCTTGAGCAACAAGTCATGCCTACCATCCAAGCGTTGTTGCAAACCGTACAAAAAATGCAACAGAACAAACAGCCTAGTGACCCTAACATCATGGCTCAAGTTGATGCGCTTAAAGAAACAGCTATGGCTGAAACCCAGCGTAAAGCTCAGTATGACCAAGCCAAAACCCAGTTGGATTCACAAAAAATCCAACAGCAAGGTGCTATCGAGCAACAAAAGTTGCAATTTGAAGCAACCCAAGCTACTGAGAAAAACCTTACTGAAGAAAGAATCAAGTCGGCAGAACTTACAAGGGACGCCGCCCGTTTGCAAAATGAGCAAATGCAAACTGTCATTGATGCTCAAAACAAACTTCAATCCAATTTAGGAGACAAAAATGTCTGAAGCAGTCAACATGCATAAACGCATCGCTATGGGCGGTGAAAGCGAAGCAAATCACCTAAAAAAAGGTGGAAAAATCAAGAAGTACGCTAGTGGCGGTGCTATCAAGGAAAGCAAGGTAGCTAATCTCCCAGCGATGGGTGATAAGCGCAATGCTGGCGTTGATTTTAAAGCGGGAAAAGTTAAGGTAGCCACCATGAAAAAGGGTGGTATGACTAAAAAGCCAAGTTTAATGATTGCTGTAGCAGTGGGGAAAAAGCCTTCTGCTAGAGGTCGTTAATGGATTTAGTTAACCAAATAATTCATGCAGTCAAGAAGCAACAGGAAGCCATAATGGTTTCGATGGCAAACGGAAATTGTGCAAGTTTTGACAGTTACCAGCGTCTTGTCGGTGAATATGTGGGTCTCCAGAAGGTTTTGGGGACTATTGACCAACTTTTAGATGAGGAAAAAAATGTCGAGAAATGACATTGTGTCTCAGATTTTTGCAGATAAAGCTGTACCACTTGACCCAAAGATTTTTGATGCTCGTGATGCAGAACAGACGCTTGAAGAAGCGTTTCCAGTAGTAGACCCTCTCATGGCTCCGTTTGGGGCTAGAGTTCTTGTTCAATTAAGGGCAGTAAAAGAGAAGGTAACCTCCAGCGGTATCTATATTCCTGAAGAAGTTAAGGAAACTGAGAAGTGGAACACCATGATTGGAAAGGTGATTGCTATCGGTGACTTAGCCTTTAAGAAGCGTGACACCATGGAGCCATGGCCAGAAGGGGCATGGGCGCAAGTAGGAGATTTTGTTCGAGTGCCTAAATGGGGCGGTGACCGTTGGGAAATTGACTTTAAAGATGACCGTGGAATTGCTGGGAAGGCGTTATTTACCTTCTTTAATGACCATGAACTCATCGGTAGAGTTACTGGCGACCCCCGTGACATTAAAGCATTTTTATAAGTTTTGAAAGGAAAACTGTATGAACCCAACCCAAAAGATGGAAATGCAGGTTGACGAAGAGCAGGACGGTTCTGCTTTAGTAACTCTGCCAGAAAATGAAACACCAGCAGTAGAAGAAAATCAGGGTAAACCCGAATCAGATTATCGTAATGATGACGATGAAGATGGCGAACCTAACCAAGCGATTGACCCTGAGCGTGAGGAATTACGGGCTCAGCGTCGTGAGGAGCGTAAGCTTAAAAAGCAAATTAGTCGTGAACGCTACAATCAAGCGAACCACCAAGTTACCTTTTTAACTAAACGAAATCAAGAGCTGGCTGAGCGCTTAGCTGTCCTAGAAAAGAAAACTTCTGGTGCTGAGTTAGCACGAGTAGATAAAGCTATCGAGGATGCTGGAGTTCAGGTTGAATACGCTAAGATGAAGATGCAAGAAGCTGTTGCTCAATCTGATGGCGTAGCATTAACCAGAGCTCAAGAAATGTGGTTTGAAGCTAAACGCAAACAAGAATCCCTTGAAAGCGTAAAGACTCAGGCTACTAAACAAATGTCTCAGCCACGCCAAAACATCAATGTCCCTGACCCAATGGTTCAAAAGTTGGCAGCGGATTGGATGGAACGCAATACATGGTACAACCCACACGGTACTAACGAAGAGTCAGAAATCGCTATGATGATTGACAAAAAGTTAACCGCAGAAGGTTTTGACCCATCAACTCCCGATTATTGGGATGAATTAGATGAAAGACTTGAAAAATATGTACCACAAAAAGTAAATCGTGGATATAATGATTCAAGTGTCCGTAAAGAAAGACCGAGGTCTGTTGTGACGAGTTCAGGTAGGGAATCTACTGCAAGCACCAGAGGGAATGAGTTTAGACTCAGTCCTGACCGTGTCGCCGCCATGAAAGAGGCTGGCATGTGGGATAACCCAGAACTCAAACAAAAAGCCATTCGCAAATATGCGGAATGGGACAGAACCAACAAACTTAAAGGTTAATAAAAATGGACAATCGTTTAAAAAAGAATACTTCAGCAGGTCGTGAAAGTCGTGGAGCTAGCGACTTAGAGAGACAACCTCCTGAGGAAAGTTTTATATCTTCTGATGAGCGTCGTAAGATGTTCCGCTCGGAATGGCTTCAAGAAGCTCTTCCAAACCCACCCGAAATTAAGGGTTTTCACTTATGCTGGTTATCAACAACTAACCAATACGACCCAATACACAAGCGTGTGCGTCTTGGATACACCCCTGTAAAAGCCGAAGAAGTGCCAGGCTTTGAGAACTACAAGGTTAAATCTGG